TCATTAGTAACCACATCACCTTCAATAACGTCTTCAGGTAAATCCTGTGATACATTCAATGACAAAAGTTCACTAATATTTCTATCAATAATATTATTTAATATACTACCACGATTATAGATTGGTAGATTAGAATTTTGGGTTGACGTAGTTAAGTTTAATTCATCTTTGTTCACGTAATCTTGATAAATTTGTGCTGTAACTGGTTCATCTAAATTTACTTTTTCTATACCTTGAAGTGGGTTCTCTATTCTTTCAAAAGAAACAAGAACATTCTCGGAATCTCTAAAATCATTTTCTGCAGAACCTGATAACACATTTAAATAATTATTTCTTAAATCCTCTCTGACTGAATTATAAAAAACACTTTTACCATTCTGTAATTGTTCTTTTGTATATGGCATTAGATTGATACCTTAAATGTAAATCCTTCATCAATAAATATTCTTTGTTCATCGTTAGTGCCACTACCACTTACCACCTGAAACAAAAGGTTATAAAATCTTTCTGGTTGATATCCATTCAAGTCTAAATTAAAATAGTTACCAATTGAATCACAACTAATTTTTGAACCACTTCCGAAAGGAACGATTACATCCTCTGTCTCTGCATCGGTAATTGAATAAAAACTACCATCACCATTTGAACTACCACTTGGTAAATATTTTACATTTAAAATACTCGGTGACGTGTCAAATGTTTTTTCGGGAAATCTTGTTCTACCGACAAGTCTGAATTTTGCTCTTGATTTTTCTTTGTATTCTGGTCTAAGGCCTTTCATGTAAACAACTAAATCATCTATATCAGTATTTGATAAAGGTGATAAAGAGCCAGTATTCCAAACTGAATCATCCCACTCTATCTCTAACGTCGGTGGAAATTTTGTGTTAGTATCTGAACTAAAAAAAGATAGGTTACCTAACTGTGTGGTGTTACCCTCTTCATCATTACTACCAGTGGTAATCAATCCCAACGAACCACTTCGTTTCACAATAAAACCATTATTTGGAATAGTCTCATCTAACCATTTATTGACTATGTCCGTCACATCCATTCTGATATCTTCTGTTTTATGAGTAAGTGACTGAGAGGCTTCAAATCCACTTCCTGTAAACCAATTACCACCAGAAGCACTAATTGGTGGCCTCCAAAGTGTTCCCTCCCCTCTACTAAATCTAAAGTTCCAGCTACACCCCTCTGTTGTTATTGGATTATCGTCAAGTCTTCCTTGTCCCATAGTCCATGAACCACTAATTGGATATGCATATAAACTTTGTGATACTGATAATGCAGATGGTTTTGCATCAAATAAATTTAAAAAATATTTAAAAGATTTATTGGGAAAATCATTTTTAATTTTTGTCGCAGATTTTAAATCAAACTCTATTAGTGCACGTGATACATTAATAGATTTACCACTTGGGCTCATATCTTTTCTTACTTCTAATATTTCATCAAGACCAGTATTTTGAGAACCACTAGCTTGATATAATGTGGTATCTTTTTCTGAAAAAATAAAAAAGTGCATTTTGTTACTCCGTTATGCCTAAGGTGTCACCGACCACAGTTCCACGAATATCTGTATCGGGATATTTTATTTGAAAAATACTTGGGTCAAGTGCCGTGTATACGACACCATTTATTGTTGCAGATTTGATATCAAAAGCATTACCAGAATATCCCTCAGTTGATTTAAATTTATTAGTAATGACTATTTGGTCTTTACTCTGTTCACCATTTATGTTTGGATTTACCACTGTTGATACACCATCTACCAATGATAATTGATACACTATATCTGATAATATAATAGGTTGACCTATTTGCCATCTTGATGAGTCAAAATAATCTTTAACTTGGTCTATACATCTTAGTAGAACATCGTTTTTGTTAAATCCAACTTTTGTTAGGATTGCAAAATCAATCGCTATGTCAATAATATATGCGTCTTTTATATTGATTGCATCTGTCACTAATCTATATTGAGATAGGTAAGTTTTTAGGTTTTGTTTAACAACCTCTGATAGTGGTTTAAGATTACTATTTGCATCATATCCCAAAGCATACATATTCATCGCAAGTGGATTTGGTATTCTAGCCTGTAGTTGCCTCACAGTCACACCATTATCAACATCACTTTGGGTAACTTTTCTATCTATGTCACTTGATATTTTATTTAATTGGTCATCTTGAACTAAATGAACTTTAGCTATGTTACCAAACTTGGCTGGTAGAGAATAAGCTCTTACTATATAGTCCTCTTTAGTAACTGCTCTTTGTTGTGCTTGATAATATGCTAAAGCATTTTCTCTTACATCACGAACAGATTCACCTCCGCCTCCACCTGTTGCAGGTTTTGGGTTATTGAAAGATATTGAATCTTTTGCACTTTGCACGAGTGTTGATGATAAATTTTGGTCTTCTATTTGAAAAGATGTTTGTGTTTTTATAGTCACATCATTACTACTTACATTATCATCTATCCCACCACCATATGAGTATTCAATTGTCAAGGTTGTGTTTGCTGGTGCTAGACCAAAAGTTTTTGTTTGTAAAAAATTACTTGGGTCAAAAGCTCTTGTCAAAAAACTTGGACTACCTGGTAAATTTGAACCAACACTATCAGGATTAGGTATTATCTCTTCATCAGGATTATCAGATACACCTGCACCAAATCTCAATATAGTTTCATCATTTTCATTTATAAATGTGGAAAACCTTCTTGATGTTTTCTTGAGTTTCAAAATGTAAGGTGCTACGTCTCTGTTTATCACTGAGGTTGGGTCATTGGTTGAATTGTTTTCAACCTCGTCAAAAATGGTATCTCTTGCTAAAGAGTCTACTTCATTCCAAGTGTTACCATCATCATCAGTACATGATATAATTTCTATTACATCTGCATTTGATAATCTAATTTCTTTATATTTTTCTGCATTACCGAATGTAAAAAATTCTTTTACTATTTGACCACTTTCTGCTTTTACTCTTTTCTTCAATAAAAATTTAGTAGGTGTACCGCCGTCACTTTCAAATATTGTAGTCGTCCTTCCGCTTGATGGTGTATCAAATTTAAAATTTACATCCTCCGTAGTTCTGAATGTTGTTCCGTTTGTTTCTGATTCAACCCTAGCTCCTGCTTTGATTGTTAGTGCATATCTGTAATCTGGTTTTCCATTTAATGCAGGCACTGTTTGGAACACATCTAAAACAACATTTGCTGGTGAAGTTACTTTAGGTTTATAACCTATTGCTTGTGCTATGTTATAAACATTTCTTTTTTCTTCTGCAAAAGGTAATAAAGATTCTCTGAATTGACTATCTAAATAATATGATAACACATCACCAACGTATGAAGCCATTTCAATAAACATCATACCTGGTGATGATTCATTGAAATCATTATAGGTATTTGGAAAATATGTTTTAGCATATTCAATTAAACTATTTCTAAAATCATCAAAATCTTTGTTTAGATAATTTATTGGTTGTAATTTATTTTTTTTGATACTTGTTCTAGCCATTTGATTCCGCCTCAATGGTGGTGTTAAGTGGTGCTCCTTGACCAACTGTATAATTTATTTTTACAAAAATTTTACTCTTATCACCATCTCTTGTTAAAGTTTCCACAGATTGTATTTGAATGTAACCTAACCATCTTGATATAGCACGTTTTACTTCATTTTCAATACGAATCGGTAATTCATCATCAATCTGTTCAAAACATAGTGCTCTGAGCCTACTACCAAATTCTGGTTGGTTTAATCTTTCACCAATGTTTGTGAGTAAAAGATTCTTAATATTGAAAGCTGATTGTTCTGCTGCATTACGTGTCAACCCAAATTCATTCCTAATTGGTAAACTAAGACCAACGGTTTTATTCGGATTTATATCTACCTCTGTAGATGACATTATTTGCCTTTCATTTTATCGTGTTTCATCAAATCAGTATAATCTCTTGTAAGTGCCTTTGTAATGTGGTCGGGCATCTGTTCTGAAGATACTCCAGCCTTTTTGAAAGTGTCAACGGCCACCATATCTCTTTTTACTTCTTCTGGTTTTCCATAACCCATTAATTCTGCCATTCTTGAAGAATCAAAAGTACCACCACCAAGTGTTGGATATTCTTCTGAATCACTTTGTTTTTTGGATAGACCAACTGTTTCATTCAAAACATCATTGAGTGATTTATTTTGAGTATAATTTTTTTTCTTCGTTTCAACTTTGGGTTCAATAACTGATTTTGTTTGTTCTTCTATAAATATCTTTTTTACTTCTTTTTGAACCTCACGTCTAACTACTTCTCTTATTATTTTAACAAGGTCTTTTTTAGTCATAATAACTCCTAAACTGTTTTAACTTTTTCACTAAAGTATGATGTGACTGGTGAATCTTTGATTGTTTGTAATTCTGTAATCTCTGTA